GGTAATTACGCCCGCGTCGACAACCTAGTGGCTGGGCTGCCGGCTAGGTAAACGGCTCGGGTAACGGACAGGAACATGCCCATGGCGGATCAGGCGCCGATCGTTGGAACCCCCGAGCTGCAGATCGTCTACCGAGCCCCGGCCGAGCTGCGGCCTGATCCTCGCAACAGCCGCACGCATGATCCCGCGCAGCTGGCCATGATCGACGCCTCGATGGGCGAGTTCGGCTTCACCAATCCCGTGCTGATCGACGAGTTCGATCAGATCATCGCCGGCCATGGCCGCCAGGTCGTGGCCCTGCGCCGCGGCATGCTGGCGATACCGACGATCACGCTGGCGCATCTGACGGACGCGCAGCGCCGCGCGTACGTGATCGCCGACAACGCGATCCCGTTGCATGCGGGCTGGGACGAGGCGATGCTGGCCAGCGAGATGCGCGCGCTCGCCGCACTCGAGTTCGACCTCGGCGCGCTCGGCTTCACGGATACCGAGCTGGCGAAGCTGATGGCCGAGGCGACTGGCGGCAAGGACGATGACGACGCCGGCGGCGACGATGCGGGCAGCGACGCCGGCAGCGAGCCCGGTGCCGGATCGCTCGCCGATCGCTTCATGCTGCCGCCCTTCAGCGTCCTGAATGCCCGCGAGGGCTGGTGGCAGGCCCGAAAGCGAGCCTGGCTCGCGCTCGGCATTCGCAGCGAAGAGGGGCGAGGGGGCACGGGGACGAATGGCAGCCATGGCCCGACCGTCACGCAGAACGCGGACGGGACGCTGGCCTACCGCGGCGCGGCGCGCGAGGCCTGGGATCAGGCGGCGCCTGCGCCGGCGCGCAAGGCGGCGGCGCGGAAGAAGGCGCCGAATGCATCGCCGGGCGGATCGCCGAGGCCTGCGGCCGACTACAGCAAAAGGAAGCGGGGGACGGGGGCAGGGGGCGCGATCGATGGCTAAGACCGACGCTATACCGGGCGGCGGCTCGCCGATGCCGATGGATCGAGCCAGGAACGACGGCGCGAGCGTCGACGCCGGCCTGGCCTTCAGCGACATCGACGGCTATACGCATCCGCGCGCTGCCTCGGGTACGTCGATTTTCGATCCCGTCCTCTGCGAAATCGCCTACCGCTGGTTCTGCCCGCCCGACGGCGTCGTGCTCGACCCCTTCGCCGGCGGCAGCGTCCGCGGCGTCGTCGCCTCGCGCCTGGGCCGGCGCTACGTCGGCTGCGAGCTGCGCCCCGAGCAGGTCGCAGCGAATCGCGAGCAGGGGGCGGAGATCTGCGGCGAGCCGATGCCGCAATGGCATGAGCGCGACTCGCGCGACATCGCCGGCCTCGGCGTGCGCGCCGACTTCGTCTTCAGCTGCCCGCCCTACGCCGACCTGGAGCGCTACAGCGACGATCCGCGGGACCTGTCGACGATGGACTACTCGGCCTTTCTCGCGGCCTACAGGCAGATCATCGGCGCGGCCTGCGGCATGCTGCGCCTCGACCGCTTCGCCTGCTTCGTCGTCGGCGATGTCCGCGGCCCCGACGGCGCCTATCGAAACTTCGTCGGCGACACGATCGAGGCCTTCCGCACGGCCGGCCTGGCGTACTACAACGACATCGTGCTGCTGACCTGCGTCGGCAGCCTGCCGATCCGCGTCGCTAAGCAGTTCGTCGGTAGCCGCAAGGTCGGCAAAACGCATCAGAATGTGCTCGTCTTCCTGAAGGGCGATGCCCGCAAGGCCGTGGCTGCGTGTGGCCCGGTAGCCGTCGACGCCGAGGCGCTCGATGCGGCCGAGGACCCGAATGCAGACATCGACGGAAATGCAGACCCCGACGGGGGGGCGGGGCTCGCCCCGAGCGAGGCGCTGCAATGACGCGTCGCTACTCGGCCGACGGATACCGCTGCAGCAGCGCCCGCTGGCCCTCGGCCTTCAGCGTCTCGGCGTCCTTGCCGAGGCCCGCGATCCATCGCGGATTGGTGTACGCCGTATGCGCATCGAGGATCGCCGCGCGATGCGGGCCCAGCTGCGGGAATCGGGCAGCGATCGCGATCGCGCCGGCCCAGTCGCCGCGCGCCATGCAGGCGCGGACGGCGGCGAGTTTCGTTGTGGGGGTGGCCATGCGAGCCACCTTGCCGAGCGCCGGCGCGCCGGCCAAGGCAAGACTCCGCAGCTTGGGGGGCGCCGATGGCTGAGCGCGTATCGCTGTCGCAGCTGGCCAGGCTGCTCGGCCACAACAAGGGGTACATCCATAAGCTGAAAACCCGCGGCGTGCTCGTCTTCGACGAGGACGGCTTCATCGACGCGGACGTGGCTCGCGCGGCGATCGCCGACGCCCGCGATCCCGCGAAGCAGTACATGGCGCAGGTCAATGCCCGCCAGCGCGCCGCAGCGCGCGCGCAGCCCCCGGAGGCCGCGCCGGCGCCGATCGCGGCGCCTAGGCCTGTTTCCGGCCCGCCGGACGGGAATTCCAGCGGGGGCGGCGATCCGGATCAGCCGTCGGCGAATGCGACGTACAACAAGGCCAGGACAGCGAAGGAGGCGATCGGCGCACGGATTCTGGACATGGAGCTGAAGCGGCGCGCTGGCGAGCTGGTCGAGCGCCGCCTGGTCGAGCCGACCGTCTTCGAGGCCTTCCGCAGCCTGCGCGATCGCTGCTTCGCTGTCCCCGCCCTCTGCGCGCCGAATCTGCTCGGCCTGACGGACGCCCGCGAAATCGAGCTGGCGATCGCCGACGAGCTGCGCCTGGCCTTCGACGGCTTCGAGCAGCAGACGGCCGCGGCGCTGAATGCCCGCCTGGCGGTGCGCCAATGAACGCCGACGGCTTCGCTGTGGTGATGGCTGCCGCGATGCGCGGCGCCAGGCCGGAGCCGGAGCTCCGCGTCGACGAGTGGTCCGAGGAATTCATGATCCTGCCGAAGTCGTCGGCGCGGCCAGGCGCGTACCGCATCTTCCGGACGCCGCCGGCGCGACGCATCCTGCAATGCCTCAGCCCGAGGCACCCGGCGAAACGCGTCGTTATCCGCGGCGCCTCGCAGATGCTGAAAACGCAGATCGGGCTGAACTGGATGTGCGCCTGCATCCATCGGGCGCCGGCGAATATCCTCGCGATCGAGCCTACCGATCAGCTGGCGAAGCGGCTCAGCGCGCGATTGACGCAGACGATCCGCGATGTCCCGGCGCTGCGCGCCGTCATCGCGCCGCAGCGCAGCCGCGACAGCCGGAACACCGTCGGCGCGAAGGACTATGAGGGCGGGACGATCTACATCGTCACGGGCGGCAGCGCGTCGAATCTGGCGGAGATCCCGGCGCGGTACATCTACATCGACGAGGTCGATCGCCTGGAGGCGTCCGTCGATGGCGAGGGCGATCCCGTCGAAATCATCGAGGCCCGCGCGACGACGTTCGCCAACACCTGCAAGTTCCTGGAGGTGTCCTCGCCGACGATCGCCGGGGCGTCGAAGATCGATGCGCTGTACGCGATGGGCACGCAGGAGTATTTCGCAGTCCCCTGCCCTCATTGCGGGCATCGCCATGAGCTGGTCATCGAGAATTTCCGGTACCACCGCGACGATGACAGCGGCTTCATGACGCGCGCCTGGTTCGACTGCCCCCACTGCGGCGAGGAGATCGACGAGCGCCACAAAAAGCAGATGGTCGCCGACGCCGCGCTGCAGCCCAATCACGGCTGGGTTGCCCGCAGCGCCGGCGATGGCGAGACGGTCAGCTTCCACGTCAGCGCATTCCTCGCGCAGGCCGGCAGCATCACGTGGCTCGCGCTCGCCCGGCAGTACGCGCGGGCGAAGGAGCGGCTGCAGACCGGCGACGACGAGGCGATGAAGGTTTTCTATAACACGCGACTGGCGATCAGCTGGGAGGGATCGCTCGACAACACGACGGCGCAGGAGCTGCACAAGCGGGCCGAGCCCTACCCGCCGCGCGTCGTCCCCGATCGCGCGCTCGTGGTCACGCTGACCGTCGACACGCAGCTGACGCGCCTGGAGGTCCAGGCCGAGGCCTGGGGGCCTGGCCTGGAGCACTGGGTGATCGATCATCAGGTATTCATGGGCAGCCCGGCCGAGCTGCCCTCGACGCCCGGCAGCGTCTGGCAGCGCCTCGATGCATACCGCAGGACGCCCTTCGTGCATGCCGCCGGCGCGCTGATCCAGGCATCGGTCTACGGCATCGACTCAGGCGGCGCGAATACGCAGGATGTCTACAACTACGGCGCGGCGCGCGCCCGCGCGGGCTGCCTCGTCCTGAAGGGCGCCAGCAAGCCGAACCGGCCGATCATCCCCGGGGTCCCGTCGAAGGTGGACGTCGACCATCGGGGCGAGAAGATCGCCGGCGGCGTGATGCTCTGGATGATCGGCACCGACGTGGCGAAGGACCATCTGCACAACCGCTGGAAGCTCGTCGACGGGCCTGGCGCGATGCATTTCCATCAGGCGCTGCCGATGGAGTGGTTCGAGCAGCTCGTCGCTGAGCGGCCGATCCTGAAGCGCATGTCGGGCGGATTCGCCCGACGCATTTGGGTGAAAGCCCCCGGCGATCGCAATGAGGCGCTGGACCTGAGCGTCTATAACCTCGCGCTCGCCCATCATCTGGGGCTGCACAAATGGTCCGAGCTGGACTGGCAGCGCCTGCGCGCGCGCCTGGTTAAGCCGACCGCCGATCTGTTCGCGACCGCGGCACTCGAGGATGCCGCCGCGGCCGTTCCCGAGGCCGCGACAGCCTGGGACGCGCCGCCGCCGGCGGCGTCCGATCCGGCGCCGCCGCCTCCCCCCGCCGCAGCGCCGGCCCTGCCGAGCGCTGTCCCTGCCGTCTACGGGCGGCGCATTCGATCCCGAGGGATTTCACGATGACTGATGCACTACGCAGCGCCCTGCGGCCGATCACGGCCGAGGACCTGATGCGCTCGGCTGCCCGCCCTGCAGCGCCAGCCAATGACGACGCCGAGCCGGCGCCAGGCGCGCCCTACGTCGAGCCCGACGGCGACGAGGTCGATCAATCGCTGCATGCCCTTTTCGAGGAGTGGGCGACGTGGACGCGCAATCGCCGGTACCGGGCGCTCATGCTGCCGGCGTCGCCGCCCGTCGCGCCGAGCGCCGAGGTCCGCGCGCTCGTCGCCGCGATCGCGACGCCGCCGGCGCAGCTGATGGCGCTGCATCTGGCGATCGTCTCGCAGCCGCCCGAAGCGCTCGACAGGCGAGTATTCGAGATGCATTACATAACCCGGGTTATGAATGTCAAGGCCGCTGCGGCGGCAATGAAAATCAGCCGGAACCATTGGTATCGGCTTATCAGCGCATTCCGACGACGGGTATATACAATATCTCAGGATATATTAGAGGAAACCGAGGCATTAAAGCGCGGCAGCGACGTATCATAGAAACAAGAATACAGCTATCAATAATTGGTTTTAATATCATCAATATAGTATATATTCGCGAGAATATATTTTTTAATATATTGATAGCTGTATTTCTGAGATACTACCGGCCGCGCGGGATGCTATTTTAGTATTACTGCGAGGGCATTATCATGAGAAAACTTGCCGATGAATGGTCGGATTACGAAAACAGGATTCTTTCGGCGCATGCCGGGCAAACGCAGCGCATAGAAACGCGCCGCGCTTTCTACGCTGGCGCTCATTCGATCCTGATGGGGCTGCTGGACGCGGCCAGCGAGTCGGGCGAGAGCGACGATATCGGGGCAACGATGCTCGAAAACCTGCATCGCGAATGCCGAATATTCGTGCTCGACGTGGCTGAGGGGCGGGCATGAGCGCGCCATCCGGCGAGCTGCGATCGCAGCAAATGCTCGATGATTTCCTGCAGCGGCGCGATCGAGCGCTGATAACCCTCGATATCCAGTGGGGCCGCTGGCTGCTGCAGGAATATCACGGCATCCCGGCGGACAGGGTATCCGACCAGGCTGTGCTGGTCTCGCTGCATAAGGCGCGTTATCTCTGCAGCGAAATCAGCGCCGAGCTGCGCAGAGAAAGCGCCGCCTGGCTGCTCGCGAATGGCTTCGGCCAGACCGAGCGAGGCCGCATCCTGCCCGATGGCGAGCTGCCCTGACGCCCTCGCCCCATGGCCCGGCCTCTCGCCTCCATGTTCGCCCGTCCGCCCTGATCGGCGCGAATTCGATCATTCGGACATTCGCGAATTCACACCTGATGAGGGGTACCCCATGGACTGGAGCAACGTACTGTCGACCATTCAGATGATCGGCGCCGGGACGGCCGCTATCACCGCCGCCGGCGCCGGCGGCGAGAAGGACAAGGAGCACGCGGCGGCGGCGCTGTCGGCGATTCAGATCATTCTGCAGCTGCATGCGGCGCTGCAGCCCGCGCCGGCCAGGCTCGCCGGCGCCCTGCCCGACGGGCCGGCGTCGATCGAGTCGCCGCCAATACCGCCCGGCGCGCAGCGGATGGACCCGCCGAGGCCGGCCGGGGCGGTCCCCGATAAGGGGTTTACGCCGATGGACCCGCCGGCGCCGGCAAAAAAGTAGCCATTCGCGCATTCCGCCTTTCCTACTTTCGTACTTTCCAGAAAGGAAACCGCCATGTTCGAGCTACCCGAGCCGACGCGGGCAAAGATCAAGCACGTCAACGTGCGGACCGAGACGCATGGCGAGGACCGAAAACCCGCCGTGACGATCAAGCTGCGCATCGAGGCATCGAACATGCTGCTGCAGCATTTCGAGGATGACCTGCCGCGGCGGTTCTACCGCGCGCCGGCCCTGCCGCCCGCCCAGGCGGTGCTCGACGGCACGATGCACACGCAGCTGACCGAGCTGCTGTCGCAGGTCGTGGCTGCGGTCCTGATCAAGGGCGTCTATCAGGGCTGGACGCTGTTCATCGACTACGGCGCCAGCGCATCGAGCCATATCCTGATGGGCGGCTGCAAGGTCGACAAGATCAAGGCCGAGCTGCTGGCCGGCGGGACGATCGCGCTGACGCTGAGCGTCGGATCGAGCGACATCGATGACCGCAGCCTCGGGCGCATCTGCATGCTGCAGGACATCGAGGTCAGCATCACGCTGAAGGCGCCGAGGGCCGGCCTCGCTCAATCGGACAGCGACGACGAGCAGCCGCCCGCCAAAAGGCCCCGCGGCCGACCGCGCAAGATCGTCGCGGCGCTCGCCGGCGCGGATGCCTGACAGCGGGGTGGCCGGGGCAGTCGCCCCCGGCCTCGGCCATCAGGCCGCGTCGTCCTCGTCGGCAGCCTCGGGCTGCATGACGATGACGGGATGCGCTGCGTCCTCGTCGTCCTCGTCCTCGGCGTCGGCCGCGTAGCAGGCGCCGCAGATCAGCGCAGCCCCCGGCTTCGCCCAGGCATTCGCGCCGCAGGCCGGACAGGTGTACTTCGTCTTCGAGGCCTTCTTCGCCTTCGTCGCTGCGCTCGTCGGCGCGCTCTGCCATTGCAGCGCGAATCCGCGCGCCTCCAGGCGCGCATAGGCGCGGTTGAAGGCGCCGCCGTCGACGATGAAATGCGAGACCTTCTGCCCGATCTCCTTACCGCCTGGCGCGCCGGTATCCGACGGATGCAGTCCGACCTCGTGCATCTTCGCGGCCCACTGCCGATCGTGATACGCACGCCGCGGCGGGGTCCCGTGCGTCGCCTGCCAGACATGCGCCATCTCGTGCACCAGCGTCGAGATGATTTCGCGATCAGTACGGCCGGTGAAGTAATCCGGGTTCATCGCCAGCTCGTGCGCCGACTCGCCGCCGGCCGCGCCGCGAGCGGCGAATCGATTGCCTGCGAAGTAGCCTCGCGTATTGGCATGGCGCTGCAGCGTCACGAGGACATGCGGCAGGCTGCCGTCGAAGAGGGCGTTGTTCATGAAATCGTACGCGGTCTGAAAGGCGCGATACTGAGCTGGCGTGATGGCTGCGGCTGGCTTTTTCATAATTAAATCAACGGGTTAGATGCGGCGAAATGAATCGTACGATACACATCCGCCCGCCCAGGAGGGCATTCTTGGCACCTTCCCCCTGCTTCGATGGCCGGCCTGCGTGCCCCCGAACTCGAGGTCGGACGCGATTTGAGGCAAAAAACGCCCCGCAGCCCCTATGCCCTAGGCGACGAGCCGATCGCGCCCTGTGGCTCGTTCGTGGGGGCTCGGCGGGGCCGTAGCGGGCCGACGGTCAACCCCCTTTTTGATAGCTGGCTGTTGGTTTTGTGATTCCCTCCGCCGTTAGGCGGCTGGATGAGGGGTCGCGTAGCGGCCCCTATCGATGGTTCTCGCCCCCGCCAAAGCGGGGGCGCTGTTGCGACCTCCCCCGGTGGGGGTACGTAGGTTGGGTCCCGCCCTTGTTTCTGAGTAAAAACAATGGGTTGCTGGCGCTAGGCGCAGAGTGGCTCTGCGGCGAATAGCCGGGAGTCAAACTACGTACCCGGGCGAACATCGCAAAGTTATCCCCTTAGAAAAAGTTATCCCCAGGGGCCTGTCGCTCTTGGTAGGGCCAGCGAGTTGCCCACCCCCGCCCGCTGCCGAGGGGCTGCGCCCCGTGCGGGCGTGGACAACTCGCACCCACCGCCGTCTAGTACCTTAAGAAGAGGACCGGCTGCGAACCCGCGCCAATGCTGGAAATCGTCGGACAATTTCTGTCCGAATTCGGCCAGTTTCAGACCAAAAACTACAAAAACGCTGTTGCAATTTTTGTATGGTTCAGCAATCATGCCGCCGAAACGTACAAATTTTGAGGGGCAAAGTTGGCCACAAATGACAAGAAAGTCGAGCCCATCGGTACGCGCTACGGGCGTCCGATCTACCGAACGAACCCGTCGATCCCGAATGCCGGAGAGGTGCGTACGCGCAGCCGGGTGGTCCCGCTGGTGAACGGCGATCGGGCGATGGTTGTCAACGCTACAGGCGAAATCCTCGGCAGCGCGCAGGCCACATACGCCTGGGCCGAGGAGGTCGATCAGACACGATTCGTGAAGCTGTTCCTCGATGGCATCAGGCAAACCGTCGGGCTGTCGAAGGCGGGGTTGGCTGTCTTCGAGCTGGTCTACATGCAGATGCGTTCGAATCCCGGCATCGATCGAATCGAGCTGAATCTATTCGACGCGAAGGATCGGGGTATCGTTGAGCGCACATTCCGGCGCGGCCTGGGCGAGCTGCTGGAACGAGAATTCCTCTATGCGAGTCCGACGGATGGCGTTTTTTTCGTCAATATTCGATACCTGTTCAACGGTAACAGGCTGAACTTCATCCGACAGTATTATCTGAAAGGCTCGCGCGACCCCGATACTGCGCAGGGCGCGCTAGATTTTGACGATCAACCGCCGATGCTCGGCAACAGTGACGAGCCAGGCGGGCAGTAAGCGGCGTCCTACCCCTCCTGCCCTGCCATCTTGCGCGATCGGGCGCCCTCCTCTGCCAGCGCCTCTAAGTCCTGCCACGAGTAGCGACCCCAGCGCTCGGCGATTGCGTCAGCCCAGCCCGCATCAAGGCGCTGGAGAGCCTCGGGTATGGTGTAGCCGAGGCCTCGCAGCAGGCCGACGTTGCTGGTGGCCAGCGCGACGTACAGGCGCTCGCCCGTTGACATCGGATGAAAGCCGCCGAGGTTGCCGCGCAGAACTTCGTGCGCGACGGCGTCAAGGCGCTCCAGATGCTGGGCCGACGGCGCGCCGTGATACGCCAGCGCGAAATGGCCCAGGCGCGACGCGATTTCGTCAAAAGCCTCCGGGCCTACGTCGCCGCGCTCGCCGGCCAGCGCGAGGGCTTGAATACCGGCCAATTCCGCGCGGGCGCTCATGGATTCGCCGCCTTATAGGCATCGAATGCCGCGAATAGCAGCTCGTTCAGTTTCTTGCCCTCGGTAAACGCGCGCGTCCGAAACTCGCGATTGAAATCTGCGCTGACCTTAAATCCGAGGTTTTCGAGATTCTTGTCCGACGGCGGGGCGGCCGGCGCGACAGCGGCGACGGCGGGCGCCGCCTGGGCGCTCGGCCGTTTCGTGCGCACGTTGGCGCTGGTGAGCTGTGAGAATTTAGGCACGGGCCTTCTCCTTTCTGGTTACTTTACGGAATTCTGGAAAGCGCGAAATTACGAAATCGCGAAAGGCGACCATTTCGGCGGCGCCCTTCCCTGCCGGCTCGGCCTCGCTGATCGAGCGGCCGTCGATCATCGAGGCGGCATAGGCGACGCGATCGACGACGGCGACAGGCGCGACGTGGCCGTGCTCAGACAGCGCGCTGGCCGTCTGCAGGGCGATCCCGTTGGCCCCCTTCGCGGCGTTGAGCACGAAGACGTACGGGACGCCGGCGGCGGCGCACATGTCGATGGTGGCGCCGAGCGCCTCCAGATCGTGCGGCGACGGCCGCGCCGGGATCACGACCAGGTCGGCCGCGGCGATCGCGCGTCGATTGATGTCGCTGACGGACGGGGGCGTATCGACGACGGCCCAGGCATAGCCATCGCTGGCCAGCGCTGCCAGGCGCGCCGGCAGCCCCTCGGGCGTGCTGTCGGCGAATGCCGGGTATTCCTGCTCGCGCCGATCCCACCAGCCCGCGAGCGTGGCCTGGGGATCGAGATCGAGCAGGACAACGGGGCCGCGTCCCGCCTGGTGCAGGCCGACGCCGAGGTGAGCAGCCAGCGTGCTCTTGCCGCTGCCCCCTTTCCGGCTGGCCAGGACGATTGTTTTCATGCGATCGCTTTCAGTTATGGGCGCAATGATGTTAGAAATCGCGCTTTCGTACAAGCGCGAAAGCTCGATTTCGTACCTACTCGACGATTTTGGTTTCGAACGAGGCCGCGAGCTGAGCGGCGTCGGCGGACCACTGTCCCTCGGTTTCACGGGCGGCGTTGCGCAGATGGCCAGCAGCGTCCGGCCAGCGGCCCTCGATGATGGCTTTCAGCGCGAGTCTGAGGCGGAGCTCCTGCCCTTCGGGGCATGACATGAGCAGTTCGTACGTAGTCGGCATTTGGTAGACGCATCCTTGCGGGCTGTCGCGCTACGGGCTGCAGCGCATCGGCGCAAGCTTGGCGCGAATTCTGCCTTTCGATCAAGAGCGATTTAGCGAATTCGTACTTTTTCCCATCATGAAGCCTCTGGCAAGCTGGCGTCCTTTGGAAACGTGCGGAGTTACCGACATGACAGGTGGATACCGAAGCCCGCCGCCGGCGGATGGCATGACGGCGGCTGCCCCGCTGTATGAGGTGCAGGCCGGCCCCAATATCGACGGCTACCGCGTGACGGAGATCGCCACGGACAGCCGGATTGCGACCTGCTACGCGCGGGAGAACGCAGAGCTGGTGGTGGCTGCGCTGAATGCGTACGCGACCACGCCCTCACGCGCCCTGCCCCGGCATCCAGTCCAATGAAGCGCGAGGAGCGGTTCTACGCGATGCTGCCGGCCGGCCCTGGAAGAAAGAGCGGCAAGCCTTACCGCAGCACATGGCTGATGAGTCGGGAGGTCGCCGAGCAGATGGGGGGCACGGTCATCGAGTCGACCATGCAGGTCCTCATGGTCCCCGAAACAGAGGACGAGCGCGAGGCGCTTTCGCGGCGCCTGCGGGCGAGTTCGATTTTCGACGGGAAGGAGTGAGCCCGGCCCCGGGTGGTGGCCGGGCCCGCTAGCATCGATCCCTCACACTTCTTGGAGAACCTATGAACGCGCCGACAAGATGGGTCTGCGACACGTGCAATCAGTTCATCAATTCGGTAGATGACGGCTGGGTCGAATGGCTCGGTCGCACTAGCGCCCCCACCAATCGGGGCCTTCGCCTCGTCCATGACCGCGCGTCGTCTCCGCAAGGGAAACGTGGATGTCAGTACGATGGCGACGCTGAGTTCGCCAAAGATCGTTCTTTGGTGGCGGACCTGCAGTTGGATGCCTTCGTGGGCCCTGATGGCCTGACGAGGATGCTGGAGTTCGCTTCGGACGAGCGCTTTCCGCTGGAAGAGATCATCGAGATGATCAAGCGGCTTCAAACGCCGGGCTACGACCTTGCAAGGCGACATTTCCGCGCTGCCATCGCGGCGGGGGTATTCGAACCTAACTCCAAGCCCGGTTTCTACGACGTTGAGGAGATCCAGCGGGTTTTGGACTGGCAAGCCACGCAGCCGACCGATTGACCCCCGAAGAGAACTCACCCATGCGACTGATCATCGACAGCACCAGCAAGCTCGTAGAACTGAATGGCGTCCCGGCGCGGATTTGGGAAGGGCAGACCGACAGCGGAATCCCCGTGCACTGCTTCGTCACGCGCGTCGCGGTTCACAAGGACGAGGACAGCGTGCAGTTCGATCGCGAGCTGCAGCAACACGCGGCGCCGAGCGCTGATGTCGCAGCCTATCCGCTGCGCTTGCTCATCGACTGATCCCCGTCTCGCAAACGACCGGTTTCGAGACGGCAGCCGGCGATCGCGCCGCCGATGCGCCCTCCCCTCTGGCGCCGAAATCTCGAAAACCTGTCTCGATTCAAAATCTCGATTGCGCCGAGTCGAGACGGGTTTTGCGACAATCCGCGGCCATGAGCATGACGATCGGCTATGCCCGCGTGTCGACCGACGAGCAATCGCTCGCGCTGCAGATCGACGCGCTGACGGCAGCCGGCTGCGGCCGAGTCTTCAGCGATACCGCCTCGGGCCGAGCAGCGACGCGGGCGGGGCTCGCCGACGCCCTCTCGCATCTGCGCGCTGGAGACACCCTGGCGGTCTGGAAGCTCGACCGTCTCGGGCGAAGCGTGGCCGGCCTGATCGCCCTCGTTGGCGATCTGGAAAAGCGCGGCGTCGCCTTTCGCAGCCTGACGGATGGCATCGACACGTCGACGCCGGCCGGGCGGTTCTTCTTTCACGTCATGGCGTCGCTGGCTCAAATGGAGCGCGAGCTGATCGTGGAACGGACGCAAGCGGGGCTGACGGCCGCGCGTCAGCGCGGGCGGGTCGGCGGACGCAAGCGCAAGATGACGGCGGCGCGCATGGAAGCCGGCGCGCAGCTGCTGGCGGCTGGCCAGCCGGCCGGCGACGTGGCTGCAGCGCTTGGCGTATCGCGGGCGACGCTATACCGTTGGCTGCCGGCTGCGGCAGCTGTTGATGCCGACGAGTAGGGCGTAAAGCGCGAATGATCGAATTCGCGAAATCCAGAAAGGGAACCGACCGTGCAATACGAACTCGAGGACGGGATCGCCGGCGTCATGGCGCGAGTGCGCGCGGCGGCCAAGTTCGCGGCGATGGGGGGTGAGGTCGATGCCTGCGAAAGCGGATTCGCGTTGGTGGAGGCAAGTATCCGCGCGCTGCTTTCACGGCGCGACCACCCGAGTACTCCGCCGCTGTCCGGAGGCCTTCAGCTGCTTCCGTGCGCAGTCATGATGAACGACGCCAGCCCACAAAATGGCTGGCTGTTCGTCCCGCACGTCGACGGCAAGTGGGTGAGCCTCTGCAAGCTCGACGGCTTCAGCGGCAAGATCATCGAATACTGGATGGGCGAGACGGCGTCGCGCGATGCCAATCCGGCCTGAAAACCGCGGGCGCTACGGCGCCGACTGGCCCGAGTTCAGTCGGTACGTCCGCTTCGAGCGCGCCGGCGGACGCTGCGAGTGCGCGGGGGAATGCGGACGCGGTACGCATCAGGGGCGATGTCCGAACGTCCATGGCGCAGCAGCCTACGGCAGCGGCTCGCGCGTCGTCCTGACGGTCGCGCATCTGACGCATGAGCCCGAGGATCGAGAGCAGGTCCGAGCCATGTGCCAGGGCTGTCACCTGCACTATGACCGCGCGCATCATGCGCAAACGGCCTACGCGCGGCGTCGCGCTGAGGCTGCGACGCCCGATCTGTTCGAGGACGCCTAGCCGGCCGCGTTTGCGCCATCCAGGCGCGGGCTGGCCTGCGCCGTGCAGATGAACGGGCGATCCCAGCGGCCGATCTTGATCGACGTGTACCAGCCGACATCGAAATAGTCGGTGCTGCTGTCGCTGCGATTGTGGTTGCCCTTATCCATCGCGTCGTGGATAGCCAGGAACAGCCTGGTCAGCTCGGCGTCGTCGAAGGCATCGGCCAGGCTGTACGTGTTGAGGTCGAAGTACTTGCGCTCGACGGCGCTGCTGCGCGTGCCCTTCCAGCTGCCGATGATGTCGGCCGGCGCCGCGCTGATCGTCAGCGTAAGCGTCGAATGGTGATGGATGCTCAGCGAATACTTCCAGCCGGCGGGGATGATCGCCTTCAGCGCGGCGGCGACGGTGCGTTTCCTGTCTTGATCGATGTAGGCCATTTGCGTCTTCCGTTAGGGTAGGGGGCTACGTCGTGCAGCCCATGACGGAAGCTTGGCGGAAATCGCTAATTCGTCCAAGCGCGAATTCGCGAATTCGTACCTACAAGGACGCTCACATGAACAACTGGAAATGGCCAGGGCCGGCGCTGCTGTTCGAGCGCTCGGACGACAACGCTAACGGTATGGCCCTCTACCTGGCCAATCTTCATCGCTGGCTGGGGAACTTCTTACTCGGCGACAAGGCGCTCACGAACGAAGACGCCGAGTTGCTCTGGTGGGCCATCGCGAACACGCATATGGCGGCGGCCAGGTGTGGGGCCGCGACGGAGCGGCCCCTGTCCCATTAGATCGGTAGTTTGACGGGCAGCGGGCGAACGCACCAGACCGGCCATATGTAGCTGAAGGCCGTCGCGTTGGTCTGCTCGAAGACGAGCATCCCCTTTGTGGTGATGATGAAGCGATAGAAACCCGTGTATCCGCCGTATGCGTTCTTTCCGTTGACCTCGCCGCAGAGCGCGGTCGCGTGGGGATCATCGGCCGGATCGTTCTCGCTCAAGAATTCGCCGCGAAACCGCGCAGCTGGTCCGTCCCTCATCGCGTCGATGACGTTCGCGTGCATATCTCTGGCTATGCCGCGGTGATAGGCGAGCCACTCGTCCGTGTCCTTATTCGCGTGAGCGCAGACGCTGATCAAGGCGAGGGCGAGGGCGGCTGCGCGCCGAGCGGTACGGTTGGGCATGGGGGTAGGGTGGCTACGGGGGCTACGATGCGCCGCCCCTCGTCGCCAGCTTCGGCCGATTCGCGAATTCCTACATGCGCGAAATCGCGAATTCGTACTCTAAACGGCAGTCGCAGGCGCCTTCCGGCCGAAATAGCGCCATGTCGCTGCGACCGAGACAGGCATGGTCCCGGGCGGGCAGGCGCTCTGCGCGGCCCTGAGCGCTGCGAGGCGCTGAGGCTCGGTCATGCCGTTCCACCAGGCCATGCCGCGCTCGTCGTCCGCCTCGGCAGCGGCCTTCGCAGCCGCGATGTCCAGGCAGCCCGGCGTCCCGTCGGGCGTGAGGTCCACGCTGGCCCCCCATGCGCGCATACGCTGCATGATCGCCTCCAGCTGCATGTCTGTCAGCTCGATGCGCGCGGCAGCGAGGAACAGCTGCGGCAGGCTCATCTCGCGCGCCTCGGCGCCGCCGGTGTACTTGCGCCATTGCGTGTCGCTGGCCAGGAAGAACAGCTCGGCCATCTGGCGACCTGTCAGCCCGAGCCGAGCCTTCAGGTCGCGCATATCCGCCATTGAGGGGGGCTGATATGCGGCCATTGATCAGGGTCCGAAGAACAACTTGCCGATGGCGGCTGCGGCGCCGATGAAGGCTGCGCCGCCGCCGACGAAGGCCGCGATGGCGACGAGCGGCGCATACCGAGCCTCGCGCAGGAACTTCGAGCGCTCGGCTTCGAGCTTCCCGCTTTCAGCGTTGAGCTTCGTCGACTCGGCGATCAGCTTGCTGATCTGCGCGTGCAGATGCTCGATTTCGAGCGGCGGGAAGGGGGGCTGAGACATAAAAATTCATCCTTTCGGGCTACCGGGCGGCGCCCTATGCGCTGCCCATGCCATCAGTATATAGCCCGAAATGGGCTAGCGCGAGCGGCATGTGCCAAGAACTACGCGCGCGTAGGCAACGTCCGTGCGGCTGTCAAACAGGAAATTGCCACCCGATTTTTGGTGGCACTTTTTCGATTGCAGGCTGTCATCGCCCGGTCTTAAATCGCGGCTCTCGGGGCGGTCAGGATCGTTGTTGATCGGGGCCGCGCCGGGATTGTTCCTAGCTCGTTGGCTTTTACGGATCGCTCGCCCCTCGGGGCGCAGGGCCCTGCTGTCGTTCGCGACATCGGGCGCCCTTTTTTTTGCCCGCGCGAATGCAGATCACCGTCACGTCAGAGCTTCGCCAGATGGCCCGGGACATCCGATCCGTAGGGCGACAGGCCGCGTTCGCCCAGGTGGTCGCGCTGACGAGGACCGCGCAGGCGATGCGCGACGCCGAGCGGCGCGAGATTGACGACGTGTTCGATCGGCCGACGCCATTCACGCGAAACAGCGTCTACGTCAGGCCGGCCACGCTGAAGAATCCCGAGGCCGTCGTTGGGCTGAAGGACGATCTGAATTCGCCGGCGGGCAGCGTGGCCCCGTCGACGTACCTCTCGGCGCAGATCGAGGGCGGGCGGCGACGCCTGAAGCGGTTCGAGATCGCGCTGCAGAAGGCGGGCGCCATGCCGCCCTTCAGCTTCGCGGTGCCGGGCCGTTTCGCGCGCCTGGACGCCTACGGAAACATCAGCCGCGGGCAGATCATTCAGATCCTGTCGCAGCTGCGCACGGGGACGCTGGCGGGCTCGACGCGCAATCTGCCGTATCGCGACGGGACGAAGGCCGTCGACCGAAAGATCGCCGCGGCCTACCGGCGCGCCGGCGGGCAGTACTTCGCTGTGCCGTACCGCCGCGGCCGGCTGGAGGCGGGCATCTATCAGCGCCGGGATTTCGCGCTCGGCAGCGCTGCCCCGCGGGCAGTCCTGCGATTCGTCGACAACGCCTCGTATGAGGCGCGCTTCGACTTCTTCTACGTCGCCGAGCGCGCCGCCGAGGGCTATTCCGCAGCCCTGGACGCGGCCCTGGCGCAATACGCCGGCCAGGCCGGGGGGTAGGTAGCAGATGGCGCTTCTTCAGGACCTGCAGACGCGCCGCGCGGCGTACGTAGCGGCCGAGGCCGCGATCCTGCAGGGGCAGGAATACCGCATCAGCGACGGGATGATCAATCGCCTGATGCGCCGCGCTGATCTGGACGTAGTGCGATCGACGATCGCCGACCTGGACCGACAGATCGCAGCGCAGTCGATGCCGCGCCGCCGGTACCACATTCGCTGATCGGGCCAGCCCCATGAAGCTCAGCCTGATCGATCGCGCGGTGGCCGCCATAGACCCCGTCAGGGCCGCAGCAAGGATGAAGGCGAGGGCGCAGCTGCAGGTCGCGCAGCAGACCTTCAGCGCCTTCGCCGGCGATGGGATGGACCTGGAGCCCGTCGCGGGCGGCGGCTCGTCGCTGCTGCGCTGGTGGCGCCCCGGCAGTCGCGATGCCGCAGGCGATGCGCTGTATGCGCTGACGATGCAGCGCGGCCAGGTCCGCGAGCTGGTGCGGACCAACCCGATCGCAGGCGGCGCGATCGGGACGAACGTCGATCGCGTCGTGGGGACCGGCGTCGCCCTGGTGGCTCAGCCCGAGCGCTCGGTACTCGGCTGGACGGCGGAGCAGGCGCTCGCCTGGAAAAGCACCGTGCAGATGGAGTTCTCGCTCTGGGCCGACTCGACGGCCTGCGACTGGGAGGGCGAGCAGAATTTCTATGACAAGCAGGCGCTGACGCTGCGCAGCGCACTCGAGTCCGGCGACTGCTTCACGATCCTGCCGGACGGCACGCCGACGCCCTCGCAGCCTTACTCGCTGCGCCTGCAGACGATCGAGGCGGATCGCGTCGGCAATCCGAACAACGCCAGCAATACCGCGACGATCGCCGGCGGCATCGATCGCAGCGCGGCCGGCGGCGTCAAGCGGTACTTCGTCTATGACACCCACCCGGGCGCGATCTTCACGACGGAGGGCAAGGGGCGATACACGGGGACATGGATGGCCGGCATCGGGCCATCGGGCCGACGCCGCATCCTGCATCACTTCCGCCAGCTGCGGCCCGAGCAGCCGCGCGGCATCCCGTACCTCGCGCCTGTGATCGCCGCGCTGAAACAGCTCGGCCGCTACACCGAGGCCGAGATTCAGGCCGCTGTCGTCTCGGCGCTTTTCACGGTCTTTGTCGAGACGGAAAACGCCAGCGCCGCGCCCGTATTCGGCATGCAGGAGTCCGAGGTCCCCGCGGATGACGAGCTGGAGATGTCGCCCGGGACCGTGCTGTCGCTGGCCAAAGGCGAGAAGGTGTCGTTCGCCGATCCATCGCGGCCGAATACGTCCTTCGATCCCTTCGTGCAGGCCATCATTCAGCAGATCGGCGTCGGCCTGGGCGTCCCGTACGAGCTGCTGATCAAGCGATTCAACGCGAGCTATTCGGCGTCGAAGGCGGCGCTGCTCGACGCCTGGATGTGGTTCCGATCGCAGCGCTCATGGCTCGCCCGCAGCTTCTGCCAGCCGACCTATGAGACCTGGCTGGCCGAGGCCGTCATGATCGGCCGCGTCAGCGCCCCGGGCTTCTTCGCCGATCCGCTGATGCGCTGGGCATACAGCCGCGCCTCGTGGCATGGCGACTCGATGGGGTCGATCAACCCGAAGGACGAGGTCGCCGCCTACGCAGCCGCCGTCGACGCGCGGCTGATGACGCGCGAGCGCGCCGAGTGGGAAATGTTCGGCAGCGACTGGTACGAGACATTCGCGGCGAAGAAGACCGAGAACGACATGCTCGCCGCGGCCGATCTGCTGCCGGTACCGAAGGCCGGCGCCGCCGTCGCCGCGCCCGCCGCCGACGATGCCGCGCCGGCGCCCGCCCCCGAGCCGGCGCCCGCCGGCCTAGCCGAGGTCTAGACCCATGAAAGTCATCGACATCCTGACATCGCCCTGGGCGATCGAGCCGGCGAAGCTGCGCGAGATTCAGGAAATCTACGCGACGCATCTGCGCGGCGACAAGATCGACATCGAGGCGATCGAGGCGCGCCTCGGGCGCCCGCTGGCCAATGATCAGCAGGAGTATCAAATCCGGCAGGGCGGGGTGGCTGTGCTCGCCCTGCAGGGCGTCATCGTCCCGAAGGCGAATCTGTTTACGCGGATCAGCGGCGGGACATCCGCGCAGCTGTTCATGCAGCAGATCGACTCGGCCATGGCTGACTCGCGCGTCACAGGGCTCGTGATCGCATCAGACACGCCCGGCGGCAGCGTGCAGGGCCCTCCGTCCGTCGCCTCGGCGATCCTGGCGTACAGCGCCGAAAAGCCCATCGTGTCCGTGGCCGAGGGCCAGATGGCATCAGCCGGATACTGGATCAGCAGCGCCGCCGCGCAGGTCTACATCGCCGAGCTGACGGCGCAGGTCGGATCGATCGGCGTCGTCGCGACACACGACTATCAGCCGAACAACCGCTCGACGGAAATCACGGCGGGCAAGTACAAGCGGATCGCTACGTCGAATGCGCCGCTGAGCGCCGAGGGCGCGCAGTACCTGCAGCAGCAGGTCGACCAGATTTACGCAGTCTTCATCGACAGCGTCGCGCAGCATCGCGGCGTCTCGCCAGAGGACGTAGAGCAGCACATGGCCGACGGCCGTGTCTTCATCGGGCAGCAGGCAATCGATGCCGGCCTCGTGGACGGTGTCGCCACGGTGGACCAGATCGTCGAGCGCATGGCTGCCAACCCGCGGGCCTTCATGACGCGCAGCAAGGCGCGTTTCAAAGGCGCCGCGGGCAGGCGATCCGCGGCTGCCGGTGCTGCAGCAGAGGACGCAATCCCTACGGCGGTTGCCGTCGCCCCTGCACCCCTACCCATGAAAGGAAATGTCATGTCAGACCAACCGAAGGCCATGACGCGCGAGACGCTCGCGGCCGAAAACCCCGCGCTACTGGCCGAGCTGCGCGAGTCATTCCGCGCCGAGGGCGCGAAAGCCGAGCGAGAGCGCGTCGACGCCGTCCGCGCGCAGCTGCTGCCTGGCCATGAGGCGCTGATCGAGCAGCTCGCCGCGGACGGCAAGACGACAGGGCCGGAGGCGGCGATGGCCGTCAATGCGGCTGAGCGGGCGCAGCGCGCCGCTGCCATGTCTGCGCATCGAGCGGATGCCCCCAAGGCGGCAGCGTCGGCCGCAGCCAATGACGAGCGGCCCGTCAAGAGCAAGGCCGAGCAGACGGCCGAGGCGAAGGCGTACGCGGCGCAGCACAGGGTCGATTTCGTGACCGCGCTGAAGACCCTCGGCTTCGCCGCCTGACCGCCCGCCCCTGCAACTGCATCCCCGAAACATCAGGAGCTATCCCCATGCAAGCCTCAGTTTCCATTTGGGTCGGCAGCGTCACCGCCGCCGTCGCGCTCGCCGCCGCGCGCTGCGTCACGTTCGCCGGCGGCCTGCCCGCTGCCGGCGCCGCCGTCTTCGGCGTCACACGATCGGCCGGTCTGATCGGCGACCTGGTCCCCGTCGACGTGATCGGCAGCGCGCTGATCGAGTCGTCGGACGTGGTCACGGCCGGCGGGCCCGTCATGGTCGCCGCCGACGGCCGCGTGCTCGACAAGACGGGCGCAAACATCGCCGTGGGGCGCGCGCTGACCGGGGCCGCAGCCGCCGGGACGCTGTGCGAGGTCCTGCTGTTCCAGACCGCCTAACCGGCGTCGGACTAACCCCATTCCAAGGAGATCCTCGTGCCTCAACTTTCAAATTCCCAAGCGCGCGTCATCGATCCGATCCTGACAGAGGTCGCGCGCGGATACGTGAATAGCCTGCCCGTCGGGCAGCTGCTCTTTCCGCGCGTCCCCGTGTCGCAGCGCGGCGGCCGAATCATCACGTTCGGCAAAGAAGACTTCATGCTGTACAACAACCTGCAGCGGGCGCCTGGGCAGAACACCAAGCGCGTGCAATTCGGCTACGCCGGCGCCGCCTTCGCGCTGCTGGACTACAGCCTGGAGGGGCAGGTCCCGATCGAGACGCAGCAGGAGGCCGAGGCCGTCCCGGGCATCGACCTGGCGCAGCGGACGATCGTCGGCGTGCAGAACATCATGGCGAATCGCCTGGAAATCGCGCAGGCGGCGCTGGCCACCAATGCCGCGAACTATGCCGCCAGCAACAAGGTAACGCTGGCCGGTACCGCGCAATGGTCGGATACATCGGGCGTCAGCGACCCCTTCGCCGACATCGAGGCCGGCAAGGAATCCATTCGCTCGCAGACGGGCCAGTACCCGACGACGATGGTCATCGGGCCGAAAGTCTTCAGCCGCCTGAAGGTGCATCCGAAGATCGTCGGCCGGCTGCAGTACACGACGACGGCGATCGCGACGGAGGAGATCCTTGCGGCGCTATTCGACATCCCGACGGTCAAGGTCGGCAGGGCCGTCTACGCGACGGACGCGGGCGTTTTCGTCGACGCCTGGGGCAAGGATGCGGTCATGGCCTATACGCCGATTGCGTCGCTGGCCAGCCAGGGGACGCCGTCGTATGGCTACACGTACCAGCTGACGCAGATGCCGCTGGTCGAGGAGCCGTACGCCGATCGCAACGCGAAGTCCTGGCTGTACCCCGTCGACGACGCCGTGGCCCCGGTCATCGCCGGCGCTGAGTCCGGCTACGTCATCAAAGGCGCGGTCGCCTGACGGCCGCTTTGCATCGTACGTTACACAGGCGCGAAATCCGCCATTCGGAAATTCCGCCTTTCTGACATTCCCGAAAGGACGAAATCATGAAGGTCACTGCAACCATGCCGGTACGGCTGGGCACGAAGGACGGTCCGGTCGACTACGCCGAGGGCGAGTCGTTCGAGGTCGACGAGAAGACGGCGAAGTCGCTGCTGGAGAGCGGCGCGATCAAGGAGGACGCGGCGCCGGCGGCGAAGAAGACGGGGGGCAAGACGGACGTCAACGGGTAGGGCAGGGCGCGCATCATGCCGATGATCGAGGACCTGAGCCTGTACCTCGCCGACTGGGGCGAGGAGGCGACGATCGATGGCGCGCCGGCCTGGGGCATCTTCTCGGCGCCCTACAGCAGCGGGCCGCTCGGCGATGTCGGTATGTCATCGGCCGTCCCGCGCTACCTGATGCAGACGGCTGCGGTACCCGATGGCCTGCAGGCGGCGCTGACGCCCCAGGACGATGACCCGGTGCTGGAGCTCGCGATGCCGCGCGCCGGCGTCTTCCGCTTCATCGTCCGCGAGGTCCAGCCCGACGGCACCGGCATGACGACGCTGATGCTGGAGCAGGCGCCGTCTCAGGCGGCGTAGGCGAGCGATGGCGACCGACCCGACCGTCTTCGTTCGCATCGGCGCCGCAATGGCCGCGCTGCTGCAGGCTGATCCGCCGATCGCCGAGGGCCGCGTGTGGCGCGGGCGGCAATCGCCGATCGCGCAGCAGACGCCATCGGCCGTAGTCATCCGCATCGAGAAATCGGCGGGGCAGCGCGCTGACGTAGCGGACGGCCCGATCGACTGGGCGACGGATTACCAGATCGAGCTGTATGCGCGCGTCGCCTCGGGCGAGCCGCCGGAGGACACGGTCGATCCGCTGCTGCGCGAGGCCTTCGCCCGCCTGTCCGGCGCCGGCCCGGCGCTCGGCCTGGCCGTCGAGGACATCCTGCTTGATCCGCGCATCGCCTGGGACTACGCCGAGGGCTCGACGCCGCAGGTCGTGGCCACGCTCTCCGTCCGCGTCATCCATCGAACAAAGGCCAATGGCCTGGACCCCTGGACCTGATCCCTTACTCCCCATCACATCGAAGGAAATCGCCATGTCCCGCAACGTCAGAAACGCAGTCGTCCTCGCGATGCCCGAGGCGGCATACGGCAACGATCCGGGCCCGACCGGCGCGAATGCCATCCTGATCGCCAATCTCTCGGCGGTCCCGCTGAACGCGAACAACGTCGATCGAGCGCTGCTGCGCGCCTATTTCGGCGCCAGCGAGATGCTGCCCGGGACGCACTACGCCGAGGTCAGCTTCGACGTGGAAATCGTCGGCTCGGGCACTATCGGGACGGCGCCGGCCTGGGAATGCCTGCTGCTCGCCTGCGGCTTCGCCAGCACCGTCACGGCCGATCGCGTCGACTATCTGCCGCTGACGGACGCGCAGCCGTCGGCGACGATCTACCTGAACGACAGCGGGGTACTGCACGAGCTGAACGGCGCGCGCGGGACCGTCACGTTCAAGCTGAACGCCGGCGAGAAGCCGGTGATGTCGTACCACTTCCTCGGCCTGTACGTGCCGATCACGGCCGCGGCGCTGCCCGTCCCCGACTACAGCGGCTTCATGCAGCCGCAGATCCCGACGCATGGCAACACGCAGGTGCTGACGCTCGGCGCGACGCATGCCGACGCCGGCCCGCCGGCGCTGACTGGCGGGACCACCATCTCGTCTCTGGGTCTGGAAATCAACGTCGGCAACAACGTCCAGTTCACCCCGATGATCGGCGCGGAAACGGTGGACATCACCAACCGCGAGGTCACCGGAAAGGTCAAGGTCGACGCGACTGCAGCGCAGGAAGTCGCGCGCATGGCCGACGTGCTCGCCGGGACGCTGTCGAGCGTCGGGATGATCCACGGCACAGTCGCCGGCTCGCGCGTCATGCTGTATCTGCCGACGGCGCAATTTCTGAACCCGAGCAAAGAGGAGCTGAACGGGCGGCGGCTCATTGGCTATGACCTGCGCGGCGTCCCGCCGGCGACGGCCGGGGGCAACAACGAGCTGCGCGTGGTCGTGTGCTTCTGATGGCTGCCGCTGCCGTCTTCCGCCTCATCGATGCGCCGACGTACTGGTGGCCGGTCGAGTTCCGCACGCCCGCGGCCGAGCGCCCGGGCGAATTCGACGAGCACACCATCGAGGTGAAATACCGCTTCCTCGATGACGACGAGCATCGCGCGCTGATGGACGCCGTCGCCGCGGAAAGCCTGAAAGACCCGGCCTTCTGCCCGCGCGTCGTCGTCGGATTCCGCGGCATCGAGGACCCCCACGGCCACGAGCTGCTCTATTCGCCCGATGCGCTCGCGACGATCCTGCGCGTCCCGGGCCTGGCCACCGCGATCGCGCGGACGTACTTCGACAGCCGCGCGAAGGCCGCGGAAAAAAACTCATGAGCGCCGCCCTCGCATGGGCCCAGGGCGGCCCAGAGATCGATAGCGGCCCGCTCGACGATCTGCGGCTACTGGGGGCGCCCACCGCCGTCATTGACGCGCTGCAGGCCCGTTTGAGCGGCCTGGCGGCGACGATTGCATGCGAGGTCTGGCCGTCGCACTGGCACGCGCTGATGGTCTTCCTGGCGATGTCGACGCAATGGCGGGTCATCGCCGGCCTGCGATCGCTGATCTATCAGGGGCTCGATTACAGCTCGCTGCCGATCATCATCGAGGAGTACCGGGACCGCCCGTATTCGCAGCCGCTGGCGCAGCTGATGCCGCGGCTGCGGGCGCTGGAGGAATGCGCTCGCAGGGCGCTGGCGGCAGACTGACGGGGCGCAGACGGTGGCAGACAAGAGCTACACCTTCCGACTGCGCGGCGACGCCGAGCAGCTCGCCTCGTCCGTCGCTGCTGCGGCGTCGTCTGTCGACAAACTGGCCGACACCACCGAGGCCTTCGCGCGGCAGCAGGCGACGAGCGCCGCCGCCGGCGATCGCTTTGTCGCCAGCCTGCAGCGCCAGATCGACGCGGCCGGAAAAACTGGCAGCAGCCTGCTGGCGCTGAAGGCGGCGGAGCTGGGCGTCAGCGATGCCGCGACGCCGCTGATAGCGCAGATCGACGCCCTCGCGGCCGGCCAGGCGCGCGAGCAGGCCGCGGCGCAGCGCGCGGCCGATACGCAGCGCCTGCTGACGACGGTACGGACGGCCGCGGCGAATGCCGAGCGCGAGCAGTACCAGGCTCAGCAGGCCTTCCTCGCAGGCCTCGAATCCGAGGCTGCTGCGCTCGGCAAAAGCCGCGCCGAGCTGCTCGCGATGCAGGCCGCGCAGCTGGGCGTTACCGCCCAGGCGCAGCCGCTGATCGATCGCGTCACGCAGGCCGAGCGCGCCACGTCGCGGATGGGGGGCACGTCGAAGCTGACGGCGATGGAGCTGCAGCAGGTCGGCTATCAGCTGAACGACTTCGCGGTGCAGGTCTACAGCGGCGGCTCGGCGATGACAGCGCTGGTGCAGCAGGGCTCGCAGCTGTCCGGGACATTCGGCGGCGTCGGCGCTGCCGCGCGGGCGCTGGCCAGCCTGATCACGCCGGTAGTCCTCGGCCTTACCGCGCTGGCCGCCGCCGTCGTGGCCGTGGGGCTGGCCTACAAACAGGCTTACGACGAGGACGAGGCCTTTCGCAAGTCGATCGCGCTGACGGGCAATTTCGCCGGGCAGACGGCCGACAGCATGCGGACGCTGTCGCAGTCGATCGCCTCGGCCGCGGACACCACGATCGGCAAGGCGCGCGACATCGCGCAGGCGCTGGTGGCGACCGGCCAGATCGGGCCATCGGCGATCGGCGCCGTCGGCGAGGCCGTGGCCCGGACGCAGAAGCTCACCGGCGAGTCGGCGGACAAAATCGTCGGCGACTTCGCCTCGATGTCCAATGGCGTCGCCGAATGGGCCGCGACGCATAGCCGCGTCTCGCATTTCCTGACCGATGCGCAGTACGCCTACATCCGCAGCCTGGAGGCGCAGGGAAGGGCGGAGCAGGCGATGACCGTCGCGGCCGGGGCGTACAACGATGCGATGGCCAAGCGCACTGTGCAGCTGGGCTATCTGGAGCGGGCCTATCAGGGGCTGGCCAGCGCCGCCAGTAGCGCCTGGAATTCGATGCTCGGCGTCGGCCGAGACGAGACGAAGGGCGAGGAGCTGGAGCGCCTGACGGCGCATCTGGCGGCGCAGCGCGAGGCGCTGGAGTTCGACCGGACGCACGGCGCGTCGGAAAACCAGATCGCCGGGCGGCTGCGCGGCATCGCCGCGGATGAGGCAGCGATCGCGCGCGTCCGGGGCGAGATATCAGCCACCGAGACGAAGGCGAAGAACGATGCGCAGCAGGCACTAAAGACGCAGCAGGACCTGGAACATCAATCGGCGACATATCAGTCCGCGCAGCGCGCCGTCAGGCAGGTCGGCATCGACGCCGCGCTGCAGCAGGCGCAGGAGTATCACGATCGCGAGCTGAAGATCCTCGATGACAGCTACGCGCAGCAGGCCATCAATCAGCGCGGCTACATCCAGGTCGCGTATTCGCTCGACCAGCAGCTGCTGACGGCGAAGGCAGCGGCCATTCAGCAGGAGATCGAACTCGAGAAAAAGAAGCCCGTCGGCAATGAGGCCGAGGCGCTGCAGCAGCAAGCAGCGATCGCGCAGCAGCAGCTCAAGCTGGCGGCCGTTCGCAATGAGCAGCGCGAGGCTGCCGACAGGCTCGCGCGCGGCCAGTACGCGCCGGCGGCGCGCAGCGTCGTCGAGGATGCGCAGACGACATTCCGCCAGTCCGAGCTGCAGGCGCAGCTGGCCGAGGGCGAGGCCTTCTACCGTCAGCAGCATGTCGCGCAGCTGGCGGCTGCGGCCGAGCTGGTGCAGACGAACAAGGGCCTGGCGATCGATCTGATCCGCGACGATCGTCAGCGCGGCGAGGCGCAGATCGCGGCCGAGGCCGAGCGGCTGCGCAGGACACTCGAGCTAGATACGCTGAGCGAGACGGATCGCGAGCGCGTATCGAACGACCTGGCGCTCTACATCGCCAATCGTCAGGCGCAGCTCAATCGCGAGCTGCAGCCGGAATACCAGCGGATGCTCGATGACTGGGCCGATACGCATCGGCTCATGAAGGAGGCGCATGACGAATTCCTGACCGACTTCATCAAGGGCGGCGAGGACGCCTGGGTCGAGATGTTCAAGACGGGGAAGCTGAACATCGGCAACCTCGCAGACATCGCGATCAGCGAGGCCGCGCGCGTCCAATACCGGCAGTCGATCGCGCCGCTCGTGGCCAAGGGCGGCGAGGCAATATCCGGCTGGCTCGGCTTCGGCGGGGCCGCGTCCGGCGGGAACAGCGCGACGGCCGGCGCGGCGGCGACAGCGCAGGGGACGAATACCGCGGCGGTGGCCACCAGCACGACCGCGCTGGGGCTGATGAATTCGGCCAGTACCGCGGTAACGGGCGCGCTGACGGCGCTGACCAGCGCGGCGACATCCGCCGCGGCAGCGCTGCAGCTGGCGGCCGGCGGCGGCGGTAGCAGCGCGCTGGCCAAGGCCGGCGCGGGTTTCGACTGGGGATCGATCTTCGGCAGCAGCAGCGGCGGCAGCGGTACATCCGCGGCGCTCGATGCCGCAGCGGGCAGCTACGGGGATACCGGGCTGCTCAACGCCTTCGGCTTCGCCGGCGGCGGCTTCGCTGCAGGCCGCTCGCTGCATCGGATCAATGAGGACGGCCCCGAGGTCTTTTCGCAGGGCGGGCGCGACTACCTGATGACGGGCGCGAGGGGCGGATTCATCACGCCCAGCGGCAGCGATCGCGGGGCGCCGCAGCAGATCATCCAGAAGGTCGACGTCCACAACAACCATCCGACGGCGCAGATCAGCACGCAGCAGCGCAGCGACGGCGGCCTGATGGTGATGGTCGACGCGGTCGAGCAGCGCCTGGGCAGCCGCATCGACATCGGCGTCGGCCTGGGCCGAAACATTCGCGGCCGATACGGCGTCAGCGACGTACTGGCGCGCTGACATGGCCAGCGACATCGTCTATCCCGCTACCCTGCCGCCGCCTCTGGTCGAGGGCAACGCCTACGCCGCTGTCGCCCTGGCCGGGTCGACGCCGTACGAGGCTGGCCAGCCGCGCCGGCGCCGGCGCTATACCCGCGTCCCTCGGACAGTCAGCGTCCTCTGGCGCTGTACGCAGTCGGAATTCGACACCTGGTTCGACTGGCACGAGGACGTGCTGCAGGCGGGCAGCCTGCCCTTCGACGTGCTGCTGGCCGGCGAGGGCATCGAGGACCCGGTCTGGTGGACCGCGAACATCATCAGCCATTCATGGCAGGCGCTGCCCGGCAATCGGTACCGCATCAGCGCCTCGCTGCTGCTGCTCGACGGGCCGACGGCTGGCCAGCGCGTGGCTACGTCGCTGTACGCCAGCGTCGGCCTGTCGATGCGGCTGCGCGGGGCGCTGACGGGCAATCGGGCGACGATGCATGGCGGGCTCAGCATGGGCGCGCAGATGCGCGGCATCCTGACTGTCCCGTCATTCGCTACCGCGACAGGTCTGCGCAGCGCGATCGCCATCGGCGCATCGCTGCGCGGGACGCTGACGACGGCGGCGCCCGAGACGCGCTCGATTCAATTCGCGACGCTGGATTTCGCGTACGGCGACGCGACGCCGGCGCCGCTCATGGTCGCCCGCGCCGGCTATCGCGTCGACGCGATCGAGGTCGACATCGACGAGGCCTTCGACGGCGCCGGCGCTGCGCTGACTGTCGGGCCCGCGGCTGATCCTGGCCAGCTGATCGAGGCCGGGCTGATCGATCCCGCGACGCCGGCCAGCTATGAGCTGTCGCCGCAGGTCATCTATGCGGTCGACACGCCGCTTTTCCTGTTCATCACGCCCGGCGCCGGGGCATCCGCCGGCCGCGGCGTCGTCTTCATTCAAACCCGATAGGGGGATTCCATGGGCATCTATAGCGACCTGCTCGGCACGCTGCGATCGGCGTTCAAGATCGGCGGCACTGCCGGCGTCCTGCTCAAAAACGCGGCCGGCCATCTGCTGGTGCGCAACACGGGGGACAGCGCCGACGCGAATGTCACCGCGGCGAAGGTCAGCGTTTCGGGCGACGTGATCGAGATCAACAGCGACGCCGCCGCCGCCGGCGCCGATTGGAAATACACGCTGCAGCGCCCGGCGGCGGGCATGGCCGGGGCGCTGACGATTACGCTGCCGCCAAACGCCGGCACGGCGGGCTTTGCAGTCGTCACCGATGGCGCAGGCAACTGGACCTATGCATCGGTCGGGTCGACCGCGTCATCCGACAAGATCGATACGACATCGCTGGCCTTCGGGACCGCCTCGCCGCTGGCGCTGTTTTCGACCGGCGCCGCCGATGTGGTTTTCGAGGTCGAGGTCATCATCGACACAGCGTTCAACGGCGCCCCGAGTCTGAGCATCGGCATCGCCGGCTCGACCAGCAAATACATGAGCGCGACAGACATCGATCTGACGGCCGCGGCGGGCACGGTTTTTACCGTGCATCCGGGCCTACCTGCCGCCGGCGTCGAGGCGCTGATCGCGACCTATGCGGCGGGCGCCGCGTCGGCTGGCGCGGCGCGCATCCTCGTGCATTTCGCGACGCCGCAATAAGGGGCGTCCAGTGGGCTATTACGCCGACATCCTCGGCACACTGCGGCCCTCGTTCAAGGTGCAGGCGGTCGCTGCGTCCGGGCTGATCACGAGCACGTCCCCCGAGGTGCTGCGCCTCGCGAGCGTTGCCGGGTTCCTGAGCGGCTACAACGCCGCGCAGACGGTGCGCACTGGCTACCTGCAGTTCAACAGCGGGGGCAACGTGCTGCTGCGCGCCGAGCAGACGAACAATCTGCTGCTGCAGACCGTGGGCGGCTCGCTCTCGATCGACACGGGCGGCGATGCCGCCTTCGCCGGGGGCAAGCTCGGTATCGGCAAGACGCTCGGCTCGCTGACGGACGTGCTCGATGTGGTGTCCGCAGGCCGCGCCTACCTGGTGCTCACTGGCGGCGGTGTCGGCACGACGAGCGGCATCAACATGACGGCGACCGCGGGCCCGGCGGGCTTCTCGATCGACATCGGTGCGGGCTCGACGAACAACTTTCGCATTCAGGACACGATCAACGGCGCCGAGCGCTTTCGCATCGACAACGCCGGCAATGTCGGCATCAACTCGGCTACCCCGCAGGCCTACGGCGCGAGCTACATGACTCTCGAAGTCAAGGGCGGCACGACATCAACGGGCGGCGTCATTCAGAGCGTCAGCTCAGACTCCAGTGTCAAGGTCAGACTCTTCGTCGACAGCGGACTGGGCGTCGTGGGCACCAGCACAGCCAATGCCCTGCTGGTGCAGACCAATGGGGTCGAACGAGCGCGGTTCGATACGAGCGGCCAGCTCGGCATCGGTGTGACGCCGAGCTTCACGCTCGACGTGCAGGCCGCCTCGGCGAAGATCGTCGCAACGTCCACGACAGGCACCAACGTCGCCTATCTGCGCGCCACGAATACGGGCGGCAGCTTCTACCTCGGAATGGACAGTTCCATAGGCTCCATCACCGGCTCGGCCTATGCCGCGATGGTGTGGGAACTCGGCGGGACTGCCCCGATGGTATTCGGTCTCGGCAGCGGCGAGCGCATGCGCATCGACCCGGCCGGCAATGTCGGCATCGGCAACACGCCGCAGTCTTGGAACGCGAGCTTTGATGCGCTCGAAGTCGGGCCGAGCGGCGGTGCGGCGCTCATGGCCGGGGTGAACAACAGCTTCCTGCTGACGAACACCTACTACAACGCCGCCGGCTCCTGGGTGCGGACGACGGCGAACCCAGTGGCGATCTACGAGCAGACGGGCGGCGCGCACATCTGGTTCGGCGACGTTACCGGCACCGCAGCCAGCACGTACACGCCGACCGAGCGCATGCGACTCGACGCGGCTGGCAGAGTTGGCATCGGTATGGCGCCCAGCGGCCTGTTCGATGTCGCAGGCACCGTGCGCGCCCTGGGCGCCAGTACGGCGACGACGGGCAGCTCTGTCGAGCTGGAATTCACCGGGGCGACGGGCTACCTGACGGCGTACAACCGCACGGGCGCGGCCTGGTTGCCGCTGATCGTGCGCGGTTCGACTCTCGCCTTTCAGATCGCCGGCACCGCGGCTTTGTCGATCGATGCAAGCAGGAACGTCGGCATCGGCGTGGTGCCACAGGCTTGGAACACTGCCTACAAGGCACTCGAAATCGGCGCCAGCGGTGGCGGCGCGCTGTGGGCCGCACCGGGCAATACCGTGCTGTCGACGAACACCTACTACAACGCCACGCCCTCGTGGGCGCGCACGTTGACTGGCGTCACGATGGCCTACCAGCAAACGGGTGGGGTGCACGCTTGGCTGTCCGATGCGACCGGCGCGGCTGGAGCGTACACGCCCACCGAGCGCATGCGCCTCGACGCGAGCGGCAATCTCGGCATCGGCACAGTGCCCGGCGGCTCGGCGAAACTCGAAGTCGTACTTGCTACGGCGATTCACGCGCTGCTGCGCTCGACGACAGCCTCCGGCTACACGTCCCTGCGTCTCTACAACGACCAGAACAGTGCCACGCGGTCGCTGGAAATCGACTACACCGGCTCGACTTACAGCGGTGGCGAAATGGCGATCCTCGCCACGACCGGCGCCTTCCCGCTGACGTTCGCCACGAACAATGTGGAGCGCATGCGCGTCGACTCGGCCGGGAACGTCGGCATCGGCAACACGCCGCGAGCCTGGAACTCGGCCTACAAGGCACTCGAAATCGGCGCCAGCGGCGGCGGCACGCTGTGGGGGGCTTCGGCCGACTTCTACATCAGCTCCAACTCGTACTACAGCAGCACGCCGGCCTGGACGCGCATCAACACTGCCGCCACCTCCAGCTATCGGCAAAACGCCGGCACTCATAGCTGGTTCACCGATGCGAGCGGCACGGCGGGAACAACCTTCACGCCGACCCAGCGCATGAGCATCTCGGCGGCCGGTGCTGTCTCGATCGTGGGAGCCCTCGGCATCAACAGCAAGACGCCGGTCGCGAACGTGGCCGCGCCGCCGGCGGCGACTGTGCTCGCCGACACCATCACGCTCGTGAACGACATTCGCACCCGATTGATCAACTTCGGCATCTACACCTAATTTCAGGAGTCCCCAATGCCCGACTACCGCGAAACCACCGAGGCCGGCACCAGTCACCGCCGCTCTTTCGCCGTGCACTTCCGCAACCCCTATGCGCACCTCGAAGAGAGCGGCGTCACTTTCGAGGAAGAGGACGTGCTCGTGCTCGCCGACCGCGTGATCAACATCGTCTCGGGCAGCATCACCGCGGGATTCACACCGACCGAGACGTTCCATCTGATGGACCCCGCCACGGGTCAACCGACTGGCGTGGTCGCGAGCCACATGGATGTGTACGTGATGCTCAACAGCCTCTACATCGACCTGGCGCTCAAGCGCGACGCTGCCGCTGCCGCTGCCGCTGCACCACCCCCCGAACCCCAACCCCAACCCTGAAAGACAGCACCATGAACGAAGAACTTGCCCAAGCCACCGTCAACGCGCTCGCGCGGCAGCGCGACAACGCAATGAACGGCTGCGCGCAACTGGAGGCCCAGCTCGAACTGCTCAGCGCCGAGAACAAGGCGCTGAAGGAGCAGCTCGCCGCGCTGCAGCCGGTCGATGTCGACTCCGTCGGCCAGCCCATCAAGGTCGACGGCCAGGTGCGCGGCAATGGCCACGCCCAGGCCACGTCGTACCGACCCGCGCCTCCGCTGACGCCATAGGACGCAGCCCCATGGACGTATCCGCTGTGATCCTCTCGGCCGAGCCAGTAACGCGCGCGATCGCGGGCGTCGAGGTCGTGCCCTTCGTCAGTCAATTCCGCGATGCCGCGGGACTGCTGGACGCGCGGCTGGCCTCGCTGCGGGCTGTACGCACCAGGTGGTTTTTCTGGCTCGACGATGACGACGAGCTGCCCGAGGACTACGCCGACGTGCTGCGCGAATGCTGCGCAGTCGGGACGCCGCTGGCCTATACCGACGAGCTGGTGGCTGGGCGGGTACGCAAGTCCGAGCCGTACTCGCAGCAGGCCTTCATCCGCAATCCGCTGCTGATCCATCATCTCGCGGTCTGCGAGACGACAGCGGCGCGGCGCGCGGCGACGCTGATCCCGCGCGGGACATATGCGGTCGAGAACCTGCTGTTCTTTCAGGTCGCCAAGCAGGGCGCGACGTACGTCCCGCGCGTCGGGTACGTCTGGAATCGCGACAGTCGCGGCCTGCATCGTCATCCGAGCCTGCTGATCGGGCAGGTACAGAGCGCCAGCTGGGCGGCGAGGCATCTAGCATGACGACGGCGACGCCTGGATGGTGCGCGCTGGCCACCGATCCCACCACGGCCCCGACGCTCGGCATATCCGGCAGCGTGATCGACTCGCATGGCGCGGCCTTCTTTTTCGGCATCGTCGGCGATGTCACAGGGCCCATCGTCTGGAATCTGCAATGGACGCCGGTCGAGCCCGTCGCCGGCCCTGCGCCTTACGTCGCCGACTGGGATGGGGTCCTAGCGTACGCCGCTGGCAGCGCCGGCCCGTGGCCGACCGGCACGGCGATCCTGACCGCCAAGATGGACGGCGTCGAGATTCCTGGTTATCTGCGCCTGGTCTTCAGCGCCGGCGGCTATGGCAGCTACGGCAGCGCGGCATGGGATGCGCCGGGGCTCGGCACTGGCCCCGGCTGGAACGTGCCCATCATGGGCAGTGGGAATCCGGTACCCGGATCGACGGGGACGCTCGATCGGTACGTCGACCCGGAATTCGGCCTGGCCTACGGCGCCGGCATCGCCGGCGAAATTACCGGGGCCGTCGTGTGGTCGTCGAGCTGGACGCCGATCGACGACGGCCCGGGGCCATCGCTGACTTTCCCCGGCCCTGCGCTGGTCGTGGTGACGCTGCCGCCTCGCGGCGGCCTGTCCGTCTATGGCGGGACGCTGGTGCTGACGGCCACGATGGGCGGCGTCGGATTCGATCATGCGCTGCGCATGGCGATCACCGAGGGGGGCTTCGGCGGATACGGCGTGCTGGCCTGGGATGAGACGCCGCTGGAGGTCGACCACGGGGGCGGCGATACCAGCAGCAGCTGGCCAGGCGTCGCGGGTTATCCGAGCGAGCTGCCCGGGCCGAAGACCTGGCAGGAAACGCCGGCGGAGCGCCGCGCGGGTAGCGGACTGCGCGAGTCCGGGCAATGGCGTCCCCGCAGCCGCGAGTACCACGCCGAGGCTTCGGCCGAATGGATTTACAGCGTCGCCGAAATGGCGATCTGGAAAGACTGGTTCGAGGCCTCTGCCCTGGATGGACTGGCGTGGGTGGTGATGAGGTCGCCCGGCGTCGGCGGCCTGGCGCTGCGGCTTATGCGCTACCAGGACGGCACGGTCAAGCGGACCAACCTCGGCCGCGGGCTGTACGCGGTCAGCGCAACGATGGAGCTGGCGGCGCCGGCGCCGCGCTCCTGAGACATGAAAGGCAGCAGCCATGCCCGTCTACCTACCCCCCCGCGTCGGCATCAGCATCAGCGAGGCGCTCGCCGAGAGCTACGCGCATGCGTCCGTCGACGAGCCGGTGCTGGTCACGCTGGAGATCCATCATCCGGATTTCAGACTGCCGAATGGGCAGCCGACGGCAGCGCGCGTGGTCAACGACTGGGCGGATTTGACGGCGACGCTGGAGGCGGATGCGCCGATGGATGCCGGCCAGGCCGTGCGCTTCAGCGCCTGCCCATTCGAGTACACCAAGCCAGAGCAGACCGACACCGGCGCGCCGGCGGCCGTGCAGATCGTCATCGACAATGTCTCGCGCCAGCTCACGCCGCTGCTCGACCAGGCCGTGGCCTCGATGGTCCCCGTACTGGTCATCGAGCGCATCTACCTGCCGAGCGACACAAGCGCGCCGCACGAGATGCCGCCGACGCGCATGTATCTCTCGGCGCCGCAGGTCACCAGTGCCAGCGTCACGCTGCAGGGGTCATTCGGCAACCTGACGAACCGTCGATTCCCTGCGGCTCGGTACAAGCGCAAGCAGTACGCTGCGCTGTCGACGAAATGAGCGCCGGCATGCGTCATTGGGCGGCGCCGTACATCCATCTCCCGTGGCAGCTGGGCGCCGAGGGCCCGGCAGCCTATGACTGCTGGGGTCTCGTCCGGGCTGTCCAGCGCGAGCGTTTCGGGCGCGAGCTGCCGCCGCTCGATGCCGGGCTGCAGGCGATCATGGCCGGATGGCAGCAGGGCGTCAGCCCTGGGGCCGGCGAGGGCGACATCATCGAGATGCGCAGCGCCCGCGGCCCGCATCTCGGCGTGCTGATCGTCGCCGATGGGCGCGATGGCGTCCTGCATGCCGTCGGCCATCGCGACGCGGACGGCCGCGATCATGGCGACGTGTGCTTTACGCCCATCGAGCAGCTAGGCGCGCTCGGCCTCGGGCGCCTGCGATTCTGGCGGCCGGTATGAGCAGCATCGCGGACGCCCCTGCGCAGATTCGGCTGGCCGATCGCCCGCCGGTCTATGCGATCAGCGACGGCATCGAGGTCCATCCCGGGATGTTCAGACTCGTCCCGCCCGACGCGACCTTTGCCGACCTCTGCCCGTCGGGCCCGTGGCTCTGCCATGTCAGCGGCGAATGGATCAGTCGCGCCGACTGGTGGCAGCCGCCCCGCGGCGGCGACGTGATCGTCTTCTGCCGCGTCCCCCATGGCAGGGATGGCCTGCGGACGCTGCTGACGCTGGCTGTCATCGTCGCGTCGGTCTACACCGGTGGCCTGGCGGGCGGCGGGTTCTACGGCGCGCTGGCCAGCGCGGCGGTGTCCGTCGTCGGCACGGCGCTGGTGAGTGCGCTGGTGCCTCTCGATGCCGAGAATCTGCAGAACAGCACCGACACGTCGTCAACCTACAGCGTCCAGCTGCAGGGCAACCAAGCCAAGCTCGAACAGGTGCAGCCCGTCCTCTACGGCTACAACAAGACCTTCCCCGACTACGCCTGCCAGCCTTACTACCGCTACGCGAACGTCGTCGATCAGTACCTGTTCGCCTGCCTGCAGGTCGGCCTCGGGCAGTACAAGATCCTTCGCGTATCGATCGATGACACGCCGCTCGACGATTTCGAGAGCGTCGAGTACGCGATCGTCGGCCCGGGGCAGACGATCACCACGCTGAGCGGGCAGTCGCTGGTGCAGACCAACGTCATCACCGCCACCGAGGTCAGCGGCCAGACGATGGTCTACAACGTCTGGGTTGGCCCCTTCGTCGCGACCGCGCCGCAGCAGACCGCGACGGTCATTGAAATCGACATCGTCTTCCCCTACGGCCTGATGGGGCCGACGCCGAACTACAACGTCGGATGGCAGGTCCAGGCGCGTCCCGTCAACGACTTCGAGCAGGCCATCGGGCCATGGAAGACGCTGGCGCAGGAAAGCTACGCACAGGCCAACGACAAGCCGATCCGACTGACCTACACCTACAACGTGCCCGAGGCGCGGTATCAGGTACGGACGCGCCGGATCACCACGCGCACGACGAACCCGGCCGAGCCGCATGACATCGCCTGGGCAGGCCTGCGCTGCACGCTCGCGCGGCCGGGCGTCATCAACAACGACGCGACCTTCGTCTGCGTAAAGATTCGCGCGAGCGAGCAGCTGAACAACCTCAGCGCGCGCCGCATCAGCGTCCTCAGCAGCCGCCTGCTGCCGGCCTGGTCAGCCGCCGGCGGATGGACGGCGCCGCAGGTCACGCGCAATCCCGCCTGGGCGGCGGCCGACGTGCTGCGCAACAGCGTCTACGGGCGCGCGATCAATGACGCCGAGCTCGACATCGCCATGCTGAAGTCGCTGGCCGATGAATGGGAGGCGCGGCAGGATCATTTCGACTTCGTCTTCGACACCGACAACACCACGTGGGACGCCCTCGCGACTGTGCTGCGCGTCGGCCGCGCCGTCCCGCTGATTCGCGGTATGCGCTACACGGCCGTGCGCGACAGCCTGCAGACGCTGCCGGTGGCCGGCTACTCGATGACCAACATCAAGGGCGGCAGCTTCCAGCTGAGCTACACGCTGCCCGAGCCCGACGAGGTCGACTGCATCCGACTGGAGTACCAGGACCTGCGGCTATGGGATACCGCGCAGGCCGTCGCCCAGGTCGTCGGCGGGAACATCGTCGGCTATGCGCTGAGTCCGAACGCGGACACGCCTGCAGGCACGCCTGAGCCGGCGAATTCGCTGACGATTCAGATGCCGGGCATCCGCGGCATGTCGCATGCGCTGCGCGAGGCCGCCTATAGGCTCGCGGACCTGCGCTATCGGCGCCGCAGCGCGTCGTGGACGAGCGAGATGGACGGCCGTCTGCCGGCCTACGGATCGCTCGTCAGCGTCGCGCATGACGTGCCCGACTGGGGGCAGAGCGGGGCTCTGCGCGGATACGACGAGGCGACGCTAACGGCCTACACAACCGAGCCGCTGGACTGGTCCGGCACCGCCCCCTTCTTCATCCGCCTGCAGCTGCTCAATGGCGGGCTGACGCCGCCCATCGTCGCGACGCCGATCCCCGGCGTCGCCTCGGCCTGCCGCCTGGCGACATCGCCCGGCTTCAAGCCGGTGTCCGTGCCGTCGACGAAGGAGCCTACGCGGTACCTCTTCGGCCCGTCGACGGCCTATGGCGCCGACTGCCGCGTCAAGGCGCTGAAGCCGACGAATGCCGAGGAGGTCGCGCTGACGGTGGTGCTGGAGGACCCTCGCGTCCATGCGGCCGATGCCGCCTGGCTGCCGGTCGGCGGGGCGGTGCAGGACCCGATCAGCGATGGCGCGACCAACAACGGCGGCGGACCCGATCCGTTCGCGGGCGACCCGGGGGCGATCGTCACGCTGACGGCATTCAGTCTGGGGGCCGAGGGCGAGCAGGACATTCCGACGAACCCGCGCGTCGAATTCACGCTGCGCTCGGACGGCGTCCTGGCTGTTCAGTCCTTCGGCGGGCATGGCGTTTTGTCGGCCAGCACCATCGCCGGGCAATGGCTCAATCCGCAGCCGATCGCGCCCGCGATCGCGGCGACGTACGAGGCGCGCGCGACCGCGCTGACCGTCATCGGCGATGCCCCGGAGGGCCCGATGAATACATGGCTGTCGCTCAGCACGAGCCGGACCTGGGCCATCGAGGGTTACCAGGCCATCGTCAGCGGCGGCGGGGGCGATAGCGGTTTCACCACCCTGTACTACCCGCACATCGTCATTCTGAAGATTGAGATCCGCGATCGGGACGGGATCGTCCAGGGCTCGGCGCGCGTCTCGATGGCCGTTTCGCCCGCGCAGGGCAGCAACTGAGGACGAGGCCCCATGAGCGATGCAACGAACTACGCCGAGAACCAGCTGATCGACACCCTGTTCCGGGGCGGCTCGGGCAATTGGTACGTCGGCCTGCTGACTGCCATCACGGCTGCCGAAACGGGGGCGGTGACCGAGGTGGCCAGCGCCGGCGGCTACGCCCGCGTCGCGATACCGAAGACCACTGACGCGTGGGCCGGGACGCAGGGCGCTGGCACGACGGGCGCCAGCAGCGGGACGAGCGGGCAGACGAGCAATAACGCGGCGATCACTTTTCCCGCGCCCACGACGGACTGGGCGCCGGCGAGCGCGCCGCTCGTCGGGCTGGGCCTATGGGACGCCCCTGCGGGCGGCAATCTCTGGTTCGTCCATCAGCTGACGAACTCGTCCGGCACCGTCGTCTCGCGGACTGTCCTCGCCGGCGACGATCCCCCGTTCTTCGCGCCGTCTGCGCTGACGATGACGCTGGCGTGATCGCCGCCGCTGCAGCAGCTGCCCGGATGGATACCGACTGGCTCGAAACCATTGCGAAATGGGGCGCCGGCGCGATCGGCCTGGGCGGCGTCGGCGCGCTGATGCGCCGGCGTCTCTCGCGGGACAACACCGAGGTGGCCAAGGACAGGGCGGAGGCGCAGTTCGTCACGCAGCTGATGCAGGAGCGGGATCGGGCGCAGCAGCAGGCCCGCGACGCGCAGGCAGCCGCCTCGGCCGCGCTCGCGGATCGTCAGGACGATGCTGCAGTCATCGGCCGGCTGCGGGCGGAAAACGAGTACCTGATCAAGGAAATCGCGAGGCTGGACGACGAGCTGCAGTCGTTCAAACGCCGCGTAGCCAGGCTGTACCCCATCACGCGCCCCTTCGCGCAGTCCGACTACGTCCCGCCCGAGCTGACGCCCGAGCCGATACCGCCGCCGCAGGCGCCCTCGCCGCCCGCCCCCGCCCCCCGCCCGAAAAAGGACCCGAAGCCATGAGCACCGATGACCTGCCGCAGCCGCAGCCGACCCCGCGGACCTTCGGCCAGAATATCCGCCTGATGTGGCACCACATCAGCACCTACGTCGCGCTCGGGTACGCGACAGCGACGGGCGCATGGATGGCGCTCGACCCTGCCACGCAGGCGATGGCGATCGCCGCCGTCCCCGGCCTGAAATGGATTGCGCCGGTCACTGCCGTCGTCGCGTTCGTCGTGGCCAAGGGCATCCCGCAGCAGCAGCCGAAGGGGTAGCGCGATGCAGCTGACAGCCGACCAACTGATCGCGATCCTGACCTGCCGGCCGGCGCGCGCCTCGATGTGGCTCGCCCCGCTGCAGATGACGCTGAGCGAGTTCCAGATCACGACGCCGCGGCGCATGGCCGCCTTCGTCGCGCAGATCGGGCATGAGTCCGGGCGACTGATCTACGTCCGGGAGATCTGGGGCCCGACGGCGCTGCAGCGAGCCTATGAGCCGCCCGGGCGCAAGGCGACGGAGCTGGGGAATACGCAGCCTGGCGACGGCATGCTGTATCGCGGGCGCGGGCTGATTCAGGTAACCGGCCGCGGGAATTACTGCCGGGCGCGCGACCAGCTGCGCAAGCGCTTCCCGTCGGCGCCCGATTTCGAGGCCTCGCCGCAGCTGCTGGAGCAGCCGCAGTGGGCCGCGCTGAGCGCCGGGCAGTATTGGGATGACCATGGCCTCAATGCGCTGGCCGACGCCTGCGTCAGCGCCCAGGCCGAGCAGTTCGAGACGCTGACGCGCCGCATCAATGGCGGCGTCGAGGGTCTGGCCGAGCGGCAGGGATTCTTCGCCGCCGGCCTGCGGATTCTCTGAGCCATGCCGACCAAGCTGACCCTGACGAACTACGGCCGGCGCGGCCAGCAGGTCGACATCGTGCTGATGGATCAGCAGGGCGTCCCGCGCCTGGACGCCGTCGTGTCGTCCGTCATCGTCGCGCCGCAGCAGATACACGAGGTTTCGCTGCTGCACGATCAGGCCCTGCTCGTGCGCCCGCTGCCGCGATCGGCGCCGCCGCCAGCCATCGCCCCGGCCAGGCCGCGAGGACGAGCTACGGGCGATTAAAACGGCGCAGTCCATACCCTGGCCTAGGCCTCCCTGTTTTTTTGCCTCAAAACGAAGGAGTCGATTGCCATGCCCTGCCCTCGATGCGATAGCCGCGATTTGTGGGATGACAACCTCTGGTGGGGCTGCAACGTCTGCGGCTTCGCTGCCAACGACGAGGGGGGGACGATGCTGCTGGCGGCCGATTTGCCCGGCCTGCCGCGGACCGTCGCCGAGGTCGAGCAGCGCGCCGGCTGGACGCGCGCCGACTACCTGCCGCGGCTGATCCCGTCGGCCGTCTGCAGCTGCGATCTGACGCTGACGCCGGACGAGCACTCGAGCGGGCGCTGCGCCAGCTGCGGCCTGCCGCTGCCAGGCCTGCGGATTTTCTGAAAAATGGATCGTACGTTACAGACGCCGCAGTCCGCGCTAGAGGCGCTGCGCGACAGCGTCATCAGCGCCGCGCTGGCCTACCGCGAGGCCTGGACAGCGCGCCAGGGGCTGCTGGAGTCAGCGCACAGAGCGGGCGTTGGGCCGGATTTCCATTCGATTCTCGATGCGGACGCGCTGCGCGAGACGACGCACATGCTGCTGCTGGCTACGTCGGCTGAGCTGGACGACGCCCTGGCCAGCGCCGTAACGCCGCGCAATACATAGACGCGGATGACACAGGGCTATTTTTGTAACCAGAGGCAGGGGGGTAGCATTTCCAGCACTTTCCCCTGCCCCAAAAGGAGGCGCCGGCGGTGGACAAGAGGGTAAAAAAAACGAGGGGCGCCGGGACGACGGCGACGCTGATCGATCTTGCCTGTCCTCATGAGGACGACGTACGGATCAGCGACATCGCGCATCGGCTCGCGCTGATCAATCGATTCCAGGGCGGGACGCGACGCCCGTACAGCCTGGCAGAGCATGCGCTGCTGACGGTCGAAATCGCCGAGCGCGAGCAGGGGCTGCGCGCCCCGCAGGCGCTGCTGGCCTGCCTGCTATATCGCGCGCATGCGGCCTACCTGGGCGATGACGACGCGCCGCTCTGGCAGCTGCTGAGCCCGCAGGCGGGGCCGACAGCCCGCATTCGGCTGCAGGGCGTCATTCAGCGCGCATTCGCGCTGCGGACAGCCAGCGCGGCCTATGCGTCGGCCGTCGGTAGCGCCGACGGCCGCGCGCGAGCGACAGCGGCGCGCGATCTGATCGACGATGACATGCCGCGCGCTGCGGCGCTGGACGATGAGCAGGCCGTCGACTGGCTGAGCCTGCGCGAGCGCGACGGGCTGGGCTGGCTGGATTGGCGGACGGCGTTCCTGGACAAATTCGGCGAGCTGCAATTCGCTCGCGATGTCGTCGGTCGGGGGCAGCCATGAGCGTGCTGCCGCCGCAGCCCGCTGACATTCATGGCCGCATGGGGCGCGCCTGGCGGCTCGATGTCGACGCGATCGCCGCCCGACAGCGGCGCGTCGACGGCATCCCGCGCGAGCTGAGCCTGCCCTCGTGGCTCGTCTTCGCGCCCTGGGCGCACACGGAATGGGACAGCTATCTGATCAGCGGAGTCAGCCTGCGCGACATGCCGGGGGCGCCGTCGGCCGCGTACCAGTTTCGCGGCGCGACGCATGAGGTTTTCGGGTACGCGATCGATCCGCACGGGCCGGCGCTGGCCATCGATGAGCGGCCGGCAATCCTGCAGCCCGTCAATTTCGTCGCGCAGCTCATCGCCGACAGCGACGCCGACGCCGCAGCGCGCATTGAGGCTGCTGTCGCGGCCGTCGTCGACGGCCGGCTCAGTCCCGATCAGGATGCCCGAGCGCAATGGCGCGCGCTCTTTGCCCCCTCGCCCCCGATCGCAGCATCCGCCGATGAACGATGAGGGCGAGGCCGAGGCCGCTCCACGTGGAACAGGCTCAGTGGACGTCGCTGCCTGGCGTGGACCGCGACTGCAGGTCGCCGAGCATGCGCATTCCCTGGGACAGGTCCTGAAGCATCGCGCGCGTTGCTGGTTCCAGGCTTTCCTCTGCGCCTGCGGCGTCCAGGGCGATCGACAGCACCCGCGGATTGATGCCGCCCTGCGATGCCAACGCCATCAGCACCGCACGCAGTGTCTGCTGCGTGATGTTCAGGATTTCGATTTGATCTTTCGTCATGGGTCGCTGCTTAGCGCAACGCGGCAGGATTTCAGGGAGTAGGCACACACGGGGCTCTCAGCACAGGCGGCGCGACGTACGTCGCCCTAGGCCCTAATTAACTAAATGTCAAATGATGGGTAATAAAACCCCCGTTGGGAAAGAAAGATTAGCCGAAATCGCGCGCCTCGAAGCATTGCCCGAGGGAATGCGGGTGCTGCCTCAGTGGCTACTTTGGAAATTTGAACATCGAGAGGGCGAGAAAAAACCGCGGAAGGTGCCGTTCTACGCTAACGGCGTTCGGCGGACCGGCGCGCAGGGTAGCGCGTCGGACCGGCAAAAGCTCGTGACTTTCGAGGCGGCGATGCAGCGGCTGCGCGATCGTGCGGATGTTTTCGCAGGCCTCGGCTTCGCCTTCCTGCCTGGCGACGCGCTGATCGGCATCGACATCGACCACGCGATCGATGCGGCGACGGGCGAGATCGATCAGCGCTGGCAGCGCGCGATCGCCGACTGCGACAGCTACACCGAATGGAGTGTCAGCGGCACCGGCGTCCACATCATCGTCCGCGGCGAGACGAAGCCGACGAAGAACGACGGCCTCGGGCTGGAGCTGTACCAGGGCAGCCAGTTCTTCGTCTGCTCGGGGCGCCTCTGGCCAGGCGCACCGGCCAGCGTCCGGCCGATCCGCGAGGACGTACTCGCCGGCCTGCAGGCGATGGTGGCTCAGGCCAACGAGAAGGAGAAGGCGGAGCGCGCCGCCGCCAAGGCAGCCGCCCGCGCCGCCGCCAGGGCCTCGGCGCCGCCCCCTGCCCCTCGTCCTGCGCAGACGCGCGCGCAGCCGCCGCAGCAGCCCGTCAACGACTTCCCGCGCGTCAATGCGGCAGCGCTGCAGCAGCTCGGCGCCTGGGTCCCCGAGCTGCTGCCCGATGCGATCTATCAGCCCGGGACAGGCGCGTATCGGGTAACCAGCGCGCAGCTGGGCCGCGATCTGGAGGAGGACCTGTCCGTCCATCCCGACGGGATCACGGACTGGGGCACCGGCAAGACGATGACGGCGATCGACCTGGTCATCGAGCTACGCGGCTGTACAGCGCGCGACGCCCTCTGGTGGCTCGCCGAGCGCGTCGGCATAACGCTGTCGCGCCCGCTGCGCGTCGTCGGCGGGACGCATGCGCGCGCGCCGGCGCCGGACGACGCCGAGGCTGATCGCGAGGCCGTCGCCGGCGTCCGCGCTCGGCCGACGCGACGGCCGCGGCGCGAGGTCCCCGACGAGCTGATCGCGCGCCTGCGCGATCACTTCGCGCTGATCTACGGCAGCGACACGGTCTATGACTGCCGGACGCGGCTGATGATGCCGCTCTCGGCGATGGCGCATGCCTACGGGACCGACGCGGTGCGCATCTGGAAGTCTCTTCCCCCTAGCCCAAGGCGCAGCGACGGCGGGCGCTGGACGGTTCTCCCGGAGAATGTTGTTTTCGACCCCGAGGGCAAACGCGATCCCGACACCCATGTCAACCTCTTCGCCGGGCTGCGAATGCAGCCCAAAAAGGGCGACGTGCAGCCGATGCTCGACCTCGTCACCTACCTGACCAGCACGGCGTCCGACAACGAGGACGAGTGCGAGGAGATCCGTCATCAGCTGCTTTGCTGGCTGGCCTACCCGCTCCAGCACATCGGTGCCAAGCTACGGTCCGCCGTCGTCATGCATGGCGACGAGGGCGCGGGCAAAAACTTTCTGACGGACACCATGACGGCGATCTATGGGGAATACGGCGCGACGGTTGGCCAGGACGAACTCGAGGACAAGTTCAACGAATGGCGCAGCAGGAAGCTGTTCGTCTGCGGCGACGAGGTCAGCACGCGCGCCGACCTGACGCACAACAAAAATCGGCTGAAAGGCCTGGTCACCAGCCCGACGGTGCAGATCAATCCGAAGAACATGCCGCGGCGCGAGGAGGAGAATCACATGAATGTGATGCTGCTCGGCAATGAGCTGCAGCCTGCGGCGCTCGACACCACGGATCGACGCTACCTGGTCATTCAAACGCCGGCAGCGCGGGAGTTCAGCTACTACAAGAACCTGGCGCGCTGGCGCGCAGAGGGCGGGACCGCCGCCTGGTTCGACTTCCTGCTGAGTTATCCGTTGGACGGCTTCGAGCCATTCGGCCCGGCGATGAAGACGCGTGCCAAGCAGGAGCTGATCGAGATCAATCTGAAGTCGGCAGAACGCTTTTGGATCGAATGGTCCGGCAGCGAGCTGGGGCTGCCTTACCGGACCTGCGCGGTGGATCAGGCTTACTCGGCGTACAAAACCTATGCCGTGCGCATCGGCGATCGCTTCCCGGTGCAGAAGTACCTTTTCACGCGCCTCGTCCAGAACATCAGCCGGCAGCATCAGCGGCCATGCACGGTCAAGGTGATGAAGGTCGACCACGGGGTGGGCGGCTTCCGCGACGTGCGCAGCGTCCGCATGCTGCTCGTTATGCCGATCCCGCCGGACGAGCCTCTCGGCGAGTTCGCCTCCGACGCCTACCGCCAGTTCATCGCGCCCCTGAACGCCTACAGGGGCATGCATGATCGGGACCACGACGACGATGACCAGCCAGGAAAGAAAAATGGGGAACGAACCTGATGACCAGACGGCCGCGCTGCGGCTCGATGAGCCTGAATGGCTGCGCATCCTGCGCGCCTTCAGTCGCCGCGCGGCCGTCGGGTCGAATGGTGAAAAGCTGGATTGGCAGAAATCCGACTTTCGCGAATTCGAGCATCCGCCGCCCGAGCTGCATCCGAACACGGCCGCGCTCGTCAAAGCATTCACCGCCGAGCTGGCCAGGAAGCTAGCCGAGGCCGAGCAGAAGTACGGTTATAGCGACGGCTGGGCGTCGCCCGACTGGATGGACGAATGCAGGCGGCAGCTGCGCCTCCATGTCGACAAGGGGGACCCTCGGGACGTGGCTGCGTACTGCGCGTTCCTCTGGTACCACGGCGAGCGCACATCGGGGCCGCCCTCGCCCCCTGCGCCGCCCGAGGCCTCGGCCTGACATTGCATCGGAAAGACGGAATGCTCGATTTCGATCATTCTTACTTTCGCGAAATCGCGATGACTTTTCACGCCCCCTCGCTGCCCCCGCTCCCCCTGTCAGTTACGTACTCGGCACGCATCGGTTACGACGAGACCACGAGCAACGGCGCGGGAAGTTACGCAGTTACGCAGTTACGAGCCCCTCGCGCTGCGCGCATGCCCGCGTAGGCCCGCGCGTGCATGCGCGTATGTACACACACACGTGCGCGCGCGGGCGCGCGCAGGCGCAGGAGCTGCCGTAACTCCGTAACTGCGTAACTCTCGTTATTCGGCGCGGCCCCTGTCTCTTGGCCACCTCGTGCCATCGTCGTAACTGCGTAACTCCTCTCTCTCTTATGAGAAAAATAATTCATGCGGGAAAAGGGCCGAGCGACGTGACAAGCAGCCAGGGGCTGTGGTATTTATCGCCCTGCGCAGGGCCTCGTCAGCAGGCCCGCGCCGGCCCGACTGATCCCGGGCCATACGCGCTAGGAATGAGGACGACAGACAGGGCCGACGACGGCCGGCAGCGCTGCCCGTTTCGGGCGTTGCCGACGCCGGCGAGACGGCCGGCAACCCCGGCAACGGGGGGGCTGTAGGTACTTACGCGCGCCCCGGCGACGGGGGTAATTA